GTCCTGCTCCGAGTGAGGATCGTCAATAACGAACAGATCAGCACCACGACCAGCAAGAGCGCCCCCGACACCAGCAGCATAGTACTGACCGCCAGCGCTTGTAGACCATTTACCGGCAGCCTTCTGATCGTCTGCGACCAATGTTTGAGGGAAAACTTCACGGTACTCCTCCGAGTCAATCAAGTTCCTGATGCGCCGACCAAAGTCTTCAGACAGACCTGCAGTGTGCGTGCCCATGATGATCTTCTTCTCAGGGTATTTACCTAGGAAGTACGCAGGGAACAGATAAGACGAAAACTCAGACTTACCCATACGTGGCGCGATGTTGATAATCACACGCTTCTTCCTACCCTCAACCACATCCGTAAATATTTTAGCCAGCTTCTTGTGATGGGGGCCCACTTTAAAATTAGGGTACACCGCCTGCGCAAACCCAAGCATATTGGTACTGGCGGCTTTTAGGCTGGCGCGTTTCTCCCGAAGTTCCAAGTCTTCAAAGAGTTCCATCTTCTCTTGTATGCTCATATACGGAAGCGCCTTCTCCATGGCCTCAAGCTCAATCTTGCTAAGTGTTGTAAATTCGTCACGCTTCATCGAAGTCTTTTCTCATGTCGCCGTCATCGACATGTTTTGATAACGTGTTGTTTTTTGGGGTGTTTTCGGACATGTCTTCCGTAACGTCGATCACATCAATCACGCCCATGAATCTGTTGAGCTTCTCTTTGATGCGCGTTTCCAACTCGGTATCAGACATCTCAGTCTTCTTAACCTCAATTTTCTCTGTAAACAATCCGACTTCCGTGACTTTACCTAGGAGGCCCAGCGCTTTCAAGCGGATATTGGCGTTGGGGTGTTCGGTTTCTTCCACCAGCTTAGCCACTGTGTAGCCTCTGATTTCCTTGGCCTGCTGTATAAATTCCCAGTCATAGGCGGAAAGCATCCCGACCAGCCGCTGGACAGCTTCAGGCGTTTTGATATTTGCCAGAGAGGTATGCGTCATTTCCGCAGGTTTGGCGGTGACGATGTTAGTGAAAGCAGTACGTGCTGCTTGGCTTTGGGACTCATTGACCAAAGTATCTGTGTCCACAGCACCCAATTCTTTTAGCCAATCAACTGTTTTGGCCATGCCATCTACCACGTCCGATGGATCTGTCTTTTCCATGGAACGAAAGTCTCCCTGATGCTCCTGCACCTCGGGATCGAAATTGATTAAGTGATCTAACATTCTGCGCATAAGCCCTTGAACCTGCGATGTAGATAATGTACACTCAAATTGAGTGGGTGCGCAAGATCGTTTTGGCCTTTGGCCAAACTCATCAAGTTCGCTTGCTTTCTCCTTGATGGTATCAGTTGCCATCTTCGCCCCCGGGACGTCTGCAGATGCCCGGGGGATTTTTTTATTTGGGGCTGTCAAACGTTAGACAAAGGTATTTCTGAATTTTTATAAAATTTTTGTAGTGAATACTTTGGTTTCTAGGAATTTGTGATCTGGATTTGGGGGTGCATACTAAGGTTCTACAAAGTTTGCTGTGCGGTTATGGAACAGTGTTCATGTATGGCAGTAGGGCCGCCACTCAATTTGGGTTGGTGGGGGTAGGGTAGGGGTCAAAAGATGCCAAAAACGCCCAAAAACAGGGTCAACGTGACCCGAAAAAGGCCAGTCAACCCCGATCAAAAGGGGGTGTATGCACAATGGAGACAGCCATAGGGAATTAGCCCTTGGCAAACACAACGACATCAAGGAGAAAAACCATGTCAAACAAAGCAAAAGCATTTAACACACTCAACACATTCGCCGATTCGCGGGTCAAGCTCATACAGGGTATGCACGATGCGGGTTACACCACAGTGGAAGCATGTCGCCCGATAGTGATCGAATGGGCATGCGGTAAGACTGGCGCTGAGTATCGGGAAACCAAGGCGGGCAAGGTCGTGCTCGTCACCGATCACCCAAAGTACGAGGGCGCGAAAACCACAGTGCGCGACATTATGCTGATGATCGAGGGAACTACGCGTAGAGCTTCGAGCGCAAAGAAAGAACCCGTTGACCCCGTTGCGAAAATCATCGAAGCGTTCGGTAAGTTGACACCCGCGCAACAACGCAAAGCCATGGCGGTTTTGAGTGCATGATTTTCGGGTCACTGTGACCCAGTTTTTTCTGCGGACACGGGAGAAAGAGCTTCTCTCGTTGTTTCGTTTCTTGTCTAACGCAAATCGTATTGCGAATCACTCTCATTCACATTCAAAGGAATCACCATGACACAAAACCAATTCAACGCCCTTTGCAACGAGCACGGCATAGCCCCAAGCATCGCGCTTGAGAACGAGGAACTCATCGAAGCCTTACGCGAGCGCAACGATGAGCAAGTCATCGAGATAATCACAAACAACTTCTAACCCAAAGGAATCATCATGCCCCTATTCCCTGAACTGTCCCCAAAGAACATCGCCCTCGCAAGATGGCGTGAGGTGCAACGCCCACAATACATGGTCAAGATCGCGCTCGATAAGCGTAGAGAGAAGCTCTTGCACCTCGTAGAAACGGGTCACAAAGACCCGAAAATCTCAAACCCCCGAAAATGACCAAAAAACTAGATATCCATATTTTCGCAACTATCTGCACGATCAGACATCCGCAAACCCGCGCCAATACTGGCGTCCTTGGAAAACTGTCCAACTATCTATCTTTTTAAATATACTTATATATATAGGAGTATTTATTTATATGCGTGCATCTCCCCGCAAGCTCGGCCAGCCGTACTAAAGTCCTAGGGTAATAGTGTTCTGGGAAAATGATAGATAGCTGGACACTTTTTCGTGTAAACTAGCGTACATGCGGCCTCCCGACTGTCCAATCGTGCAGATAGTTGCGAAAATTCACTGATACCTCCAACCATAGAAAGCGAAAATCATGGATACCTCCTACAAACACTACATAAAACTGACCCCAAACCAACTACACAACCGCTTGATCGAACGCAAAACCCCACCGATGCAAGCCGAGCACATCAAGAAAATCGTGGCCGAACAACAGGCCATACTTAAGTCAGAGAACGCCAGAACAATTCAACTCACTCGTTTGTGGCGTGAGTTCACTGAGCCATTAAATACAGAGCGTGACAACGTGCAAGGTATGTTGCGTTACAAAGGTAGCGAAAATGATGAGGCGAGACGCGAAGCGTTGGAAGCGTACCTGACTGTGCTCAACGCACTCAAAGCGAAAATGACAAACCACTGCAAACAAGATCGCAAGACGCCTACGATGATCGCATCCGAAAAAGACTTGCCCAATGACGGCACACACTGGACTGATTGGATACCGCAGAAAATAAAAGATCGGGTCATCACGCTATTCCAAGAGATCGAACGCAAGCCAAAGGCGAAAATCAAAATCCCATTCCAACGCCTCATCCCTGCTGACCTACACGCCAAACAAGTTACGCGGCTCAAGAACCGCACACTAAAAGACTTAGCCATTGCTGAGCAAGCGCAAGAGTTAGACCCTCATGAGGACAACGAAGCCAAGGTCAACCAAATTAAATACTCCCTCGAACTGATGGATGTACTAGATGACAGCGAGCCTGTGCCTGCGACGTGGCATGGGTTAAACCGCACAACGAAATAGGGTCACAGTGACCCGAAACCGAAGCCGAGGCGGTTCCCTCGGCACTTGAAACTTAAGGAGAAAGCAAGATGTCACACACTGACACAACAAACTACGATTGGCAAGACATGGTTGACACCATGCGCAGAGCATACGATGCGATACGCCGTACCGATGAGGCGCTTAGACGCCGATGGCATCTCACGGATGACAGAGAGGAGATGGCGGCACTCAGTGCCAAGCGCGATGCTAGGTACTGGATCATCCGCGAGTTCGACAAGTACCCTGTGCATCAGGTCATCAACGCGGCCATCAAGCTGGCACGTCCAAGAGATTGGCATCAACTGCTGCTTGAGCATCCGCATGAGTCCCAAGGTGATCGCTCCAAGATCGCCTACACACAGAACGAGATCAAGGGTCAGCGTGACATTCAGACTGTCACATCGGTGGGCAAGTATCTGACTCGGCACTTCGACTTACCCGATCACACCATTCGTGATCTTGTCTCACGCTACGGCTCAGCCGCACGCTTCCAGTTCGTACACACTACCGCTGAGATGATCTATCACCTACATCGTGGGCCGAAGTCGTGCATGGTATGGAGTGAGAATCATGGCATACGCTGTGATGATGGCGTGACCCGTCACCCGTATGAGACGTATGACCCCAAGTTCGGATGGCACATGGCGGTTCGCATCGAGGGCGACAACACCATGGGTCGTGCGCTGTGTATGACGAGCCCTATGGATGGCGTCAAGTATTTTGTTCGCAGTTACCTACGCCCATCCAACGAGTCAAGCTACAGTCAGACAGATGACGGCATGGATACGTGGCTCAAGGAACAGGGCTACACCAAGGAGAGCTACTGGCGTGATGGTGAGAAGCTAGCGTATCACCCTGCAAGGGATGCGTTCCTCGCACCCTACCTCGATGGCGGTGAGCGTCACGTTGAGGTCAACGAGCATGAGCGTTGGCTTGAGATCGACTCTAGCGGTAACTGGATATGCGAGAACACTGGCGGGTATCCCACCAACGATGAGGAGGACGAGAACTCCTTTGACTGTGCTTGCTGTGATGACCGCACCTCTGACGATGACGGGTACTGGGTTGAGCGCGGTGAGGATGTGCATGTCTGTGAGTCGTGTCTCAACAACGAGTACACCTATGTGTACGGCAGACGCGGCAATCAGTACTATGTGCATCAGGACAACGCTGTGTATGTCGAGTCTCAAAGCGACTACTTCGATGAGGACTACCTGTCTGACAACGAGATCGTTCAGCTTGAGAATGGCGACTACGAGCACATGGAGGAGGCCATCGAGATCAATGGTGACTGGTACACGATAGACGATGAGCGCATCTGTAGGTTCGAGGACACCGATGAGTACGGCTTGACCGAGGACGGATGGCAGTGTGCCCAGTCTTGCAACTGGTACACGGACGACTGCGACAAGTTCACCGAGTACAAGGGTGAGCGTTACCACGATGACTACATCCCACAGGAGATAGCTGACGCGACTGCTGACAAGGACGATGCCGAGGACGAGCCCGATGCTACCCCGCAGGCAACGATGCTGACCATGGACATGTTGAGCCTGACGCACATGCTGTGGGACTACTCGATCTCCATGCACGAGGTCACAGTCAGCCTGACATACACCCACGATGGCCACAAGCTATACGCCGAGCGCGTCTTCACACAGGAGTTTGTCAACAGTGTGGACAGAGCAGAGTTCAACCGCATCCTACGCAAAGAACTGTGCAGTGCACTCATGCTACAGGCACACAACAACTCAGTCGAAACAATCTAAGGAACAATCATGAAAACTAAATCAATACTACACAAAACCCTAGCTCGTGCGTTGTCTGTCAAGCGTCCGCACAATACCCCTGCCGTCTCGGACTTCACCGAGTGGCTATTCAACGCACTACCTGCTGAGCTTAAGTCATTCACATCTGTGGATGGTGCAGGCAACCTACACATCGACAACCGCATCGCAGGCAGCAAAACCCTGTTCATCGCTCACGTTGATACAGTACACAAAGAGATCGGAGCCAACAAGATCAGGAAGACTGCGACTCACTGGTATGCAGACGGAGCACCCCTCGGTGCTGACGATGGTGCGGGTGTGGCCATGCTCATGCACCTGATACATGCTGACGTCAAGGGTTACTACATCTTCAGCCAAGGCGAGGAGTGCGGTGGCATCGGGGCTAAGCACATCGCTACACATCACACAGACTTGCTTGCTCAGTTCGATCGGGCTATTGCGTTCGACAGGCGCGGTATCGATAGCGTCATCAGTCATCAGGGCATGGGTCGCTGTGCATCCGATGTGTTCTGTGAGGCACTGGCCAATGACCTCAACGCCTTTGACGACACGCTCATGTACTCACCCGATGACACTGGCGTGTACACCGACACTGCTGAGTTCACAGACATCATCCCCGAGTGCACCAACATCAGCGTGGGCTACTACAGTGAGCATGGCGATCAAGAGAACCTAGACATCGTGCACTTCGAGGCA